TCCATATACTTATCTTTCATTGGGGGCTTACGTGTCATGCGTCCATGATTACCTACTACACATGGGACATGAATCTCTTTAAAGTTGCCTGCCAAAAAAATTAAAGATTGTGCTACTAAATTGGCTCCTCTGATCATCTGCCCCATACAATTATCTAGATTAGTTCTAGCTAACTCCTCATGAATATCTCCGCTAATCATATCACCAAGCATGGGAATAATAAGCTTATCTACAGGAGCAAACTGTCTACGCAACTCAACCAATTCAACCAGTGTTTGCGCCCATCCAAATAATCTCTTATTGAATATTTCAATGTTATATTCATTCAATCCTGCCATTTGTTCGATTTCAACTCTATCCCCAATATGCAAATCCGTAAGCGGAGCAACGCACACTTGCGCCCTATGATGTCCTTTGGTTTTCTTAGCTTTAGGAATTTGAACACTGCGAAGAACGGGAGCCATATCCTGAATCGTATCAATAATAAGTTCTGTTTTCGTTGCATCTTTGATCGAGGTTTCATACAATTTTTTCCAAAAACGTGATTCAGCCTTATAAGTTTCTATCTTCTTATCAAGCTTTACTCTGTCCTTAGACGAAAAATCATCACCGCTCTCCTCGTCGGAAAAAACCTCCTTGTCGTACCATCTTTGCACGGTTGTTCGATGGACGTTGATACCATAAGTATCGTCCAGCCACTTGGCTATACCCGTCCACGTCTCCCCCAAGTTCTTCTTTCTTACGATCTCTAATCTTGCCTCTTCTGGAATCATACTCCCTCCTTACCACTAGTACTATTACTTTACCACACTGTATACAGGACAAATCCTTATCTACATTCAACACCATCTTCCCCGCACATTTAGGACAGATCATTAATCCAATCCAACATCTTCTTCACTGCCGATTTTTCTGCTTGAAGTAAGTCTTTAGTCTCAGTTGAAGGTATGGACTCATTATCGTCAGGTTCAGTTATATCATCTCTCTCCTCTCGATGCAAGGAGCCAATTACACCAACACTACGCATTTCCTTGTCTAATGCCTGTAGCGCATGCGCTCCCATATTCATTGTGTAGGTATCTATTTGGTTAGTATTAAAATTATTGGCCTCCTTATTATTTTCATAGGTTCTGCCCTTACGATTTTTATCCTCGTCTCGTATAGAATCTACATTACCAACAAATTCTTCTTGCTCTATATCTGAATTCGGGTCTGAGCGAGGTTTGCGTTCAATATAGTGTTCTTGTGGTCGTTGGGTAGAAAACTGTTTTGGTGTATTGGAAGTTACATTGCCATGTGTGGGCATTTTTTGCATAGCCGTAAATGGTACAGCCGTATCTTGGAAATTGTTTCCACTTTCATCACCGGGATTTAAGAAGACTCCTGATGGTGCAGGCCGACGTTTCCTCTGCCTTCTTACTTGATCACTATTATAGGCATTTTTACGATTCATATTTCTAGGATCGTCTACACCCACTTCAGCCATAACGGTTTCTTGAGGTATATTACTTTGCCCCAATGCTCCCACACCAGTGCTAACTGGAACAGTATTCTCTGTGGTAGGTGAACGGTTAACTTCTTCAGACCGTCCTTTACCTTTCCGTTTAACTTCCTGTGGAAGCGGTGGTTTATCAGGACGTTCATTATACGGAGTATAAGTACCATGTGGCCCTGCCCCTTTACGCAAGCCATCCTCTTGAGATAACTCTTGTCGTACATGCGTTAGCAATTCAACAAGAAATGTCTCATCGTCAATCGCTTTAAAGGTATTGTTTAAATAATCATCTAATTTTTCTGGGCCTGACTTCTCTGATTTACTTGTTTTGGGATTATTACGATTCATCACCTTCCGTTTTCTTGCTCCATAAGACTCAGTAAAAACTCCGGGGTCTGATGAAACGGCTACGGTTCCAATTCCCGCGCCCCCATCTTCTTTTATAAAATTCTGTAATCCAAATAATTTAGATGGGTCTTTTCCATAGGCTTCAAGGGATTTTCGTCTAGCTTCTTCATTACGTTTCTTATATTCTTCAATGTTCTTCTGTGTTTTTTGTTTGATATCTTCAACACCCTCTTCTGTTGGGTTACTTGCATCAACTTTAGCTTGTTGTGCCTGTTGTTTAGCGGCTTGTGTTAGTTCATCTGGAGCAAATCCCCAAGCTGTATCTGGTGTTCCCGGTTTTTCTGGTGTTCCCGGTTTTTCTTGTAGTTTTGTAGTTTGTGGTTTCAAATCTTCTGTCCACTCAGTTCCCTGCTTCTCTAATTTTTGGTATCCTGAAGCATATGCGGCATTGGAAATTTCCTCCGCTTTCTTACGGGATTTAAATGGGCCTCTTCCACCCCAATACCATCCATCTTTACGCTTGTTAATCGGCATCGTTTAATTCTGTTACATTCATAAATAACTCCTCAACCGCACTTTTTTGATGTTGATCTTGATTAGATGGCTGAGTCTGGAAGCGGTTAGTAAATACTGCTTTCTGCACATCTAATACACCGTTCTGAGAAAGATCAGCTACGTAATCTATTCCGTCTTGAATAAACCACATTTGTTTTCCATCACTAGTTATGTCTTTAATTACGGGAGATGTATATCCCTTCTCTACTAAATCATTCATCCACATAGTAGGTTTAGGATATTTTTTAGGTGTTCCCATTCCTTTAGGTTCATCTGCTTCTTCTCTAGCTTTCGCATATTCATCAATATCTCGTTCTTTTCGTCCACCAATTCCTGCGGCAGGAGTATATCCAGCACCATATACCATACCACCCTCACCCTTCATCATCTGCATAGGTATGGGTGGGGCTGGTGAGGCTCCTGCGCCTTCACCACCTCCCGGTGCAGCCCCCATATTACCGGGGGCTTGATTAACTCCCGTAGGTGCGCCTTGTTCCGCTTGAGCCTGCGCCATTTCGCTCTGTTGTTCCATTTGATCTAGACCCATAGCCATTTGTTCAGCTTGCATTTGAGCCATTGGTACTGCCTTGCCTGCTAACATAAATTCTGCGTCTTCTAGCGGCACATTATCATCCTTGAGTTTAACCTCGTACCCCAATTGTAGATACATATTAACAACTTGCGCCCTTTGCTGGGCAAAACTGATGCGAGTTGCTTCGGCCTTCTCTTCGGGTAACGGTAGTTCTAATTCATAATCCGTTATACCAAAAGCCGCTAGTATCTGTGGAAACACCTTCTCGTGGAATAGACGCTGATCCGATTCCACGACCCTACTCATAACTACAAGTTGCTGTGTCTGTGTAGATAATCCACCAAAAGCTTCGGGTGCGCCTTGCCAAGCTGGGGTGACACCCCACATGGCGGCTATACGCTCCCGTATCTCATTGCGTACTGGCAAGTAATCCATCTCTTGGAGAGTATGGAATAGGCGAACCATGTCCACCCTACCCCGTTGGTTACGAGATGACACAGCAACCATTGGAATGTAGTTGGGGTCTTGCCTAGTTTGCGCCGCAATGTGCGCTCGTTCCCTCCTTAAACTTTCGGGATCATCTGTATGTACCATAATCATTGATGCGGGCATTTTCCTCTCAAAGAAATATCTATAGAGGTTTTTATCCATACCTATCAATGTCAAAGCTTTTTCAAAGATTGTAAGAAGTGGACTCCATCCATATGTTTCTGAAGGAGAAAATTTAGATAGGTGAATTACTTCATTATCTAATAGATAAATATGCTTATTTCTGTGATAATACTTATACATGACAGGCTGAGAATCGTTCTTACAGCCGCTGGCATCACATGTTTGGGGAGATTCATACAACTTCTCTCTATGGATTGGACATAAGAAATGTGCGTTTTTAGGTAGGCCAGCCGCATCAAGGTCGAACTCGACCAATGCTGGATTAAGTCTTCGTATTTCTTTAACTTTTGACCGTATTTTTCCGTCTCCTGTATCCTTATATTCTTTAGCTATATATAAAAAACCATCATCAATTGAATTTACATCGAAATGGAACTGTCTTAATACTTCCTCCAAACTTTGATCGAAAATATTACAGTCATCTATGAATACTTTAAGACGCTCTACCTGAGCTTGATCAGGATTTTCAACAGTAGCCTTCCATTTAATACCCCTTCTAAATACTTCATTAGTTATATGGTGCAACGGCGCACGTATCTCTTCTACGGAGAATGTTACCATCTGCAAGTCCATTATCAACTGTTGTCTGTACGCCATCTGATGACGTACCCACGTATTTACTACGTGGTCAAGTCCTATAGTTGGTGCTTGTCCCGTATTACCAGTTTTAGCTAATTGAAGAAAGTTTAACGATTCATTTAATTGAACCATTTTATCTGCATAGGCTGGAAGTTCTGGTAAGTATTCGGATAGTTTCATAAATTAATCCTTACTTAAATTGTCAACATCTGCCATAGCCGTTAACTTTAATATCGAAGTCATTGCCATTTCTTTGAGTTCAAATCCCTCACTACGTTGAACTTTGGTAGTTAAATGTTGATTTTGTTGCTGTAGATTACGTACTTGTTCTTTATATTGTACTAATTCTGTCTCTATTTTCTTAATTTCGATACCGTGTTCTTCAGAAATGATATCAAAATCTACACCCTCTGTCGATTCTTTGCCGCCTAAATGAGCATTTTCTAAGATGCCTATTCGGGCCGCTTCCCGTATAAGAACTATAAATTCACCCTCCGTTAAAATTTTAATGGCGGGACTGTCATCAGGAACGTCATCATCTACATTATACGATCCTAATGTTTCATGCCATGCATCTAATAGTCTCCATGTATGTGTCGCCTCATCTCTATGTGCTATAAATTGCTGATCTCTATCTCTCAACATATTCCCCATCATTAGCTTGTCCTCCTAGTCTACTTCTGTGCTTTGGTACATTATACTCTGTGAATCCATATCCGTTTTTCTTCAACCCTGTGATGTATATATAGTTACTGGTATTTATTCCTCCTTCGTAAATATGTTGGTAATACTATCCATAAAATAAATAAACTAATGAACGCACCAACTGCTAATAATATAATCAACTAATTCTAGTCCCCGTAGTTTCCGTACTGTCTGTTGTCCCCATATCCACTCTTCCCCATCTCTTTAAGGATATCATTAAAACCCATATGGTCAGACATAATAGTTCTCATCTCATTTTCCATTATGGCATCTTTTGTCTCTAGGTCATTCAGCCTTTCCATTAGTAAGTCTAAGAGTTCTAAAGTTTCTGTATCATCATACTTTTCCATACTCTCTATAGCAACAGTATTACTTTTTACAGTGGAATCAAGTTGAGCTACATACCAAATTATCCCAAAGGCTTGAGCAACTATTATTCCTATAACTGCTATAGGTAATTTAATGTTTGTTATGTTCATTCATTCCTTTTCCTTTCCTTCTGTTTGCATTTATAACACATTCTTGCACCCTTCTTTACATGAAGTTTCGCACCGCACTGACATTTAGACCAAGTTCTTCTAGCCATCTTTACTATTGAGCGGTAGGTACGGGCATAGATACCTCAACATTGGAGGTATTCGTGAATGACTTATAGATTACACTTGTGGCTAGGGTGAACGCCTTTGTAGCCAGATTTTCATCGCCGCCTATCTCGTTGAGGGTTATCTCCATAGTGCCAGCCTTAATGTACTTTATGGTACAGGCACCGCCCTTGGAGTAGATGTTTCTCAGCGTCAGAACATCAACCTTCCCGTTAACCCCTGATGAAGCTGAAGTGATTTTCAGCATATCGTAATATCCACCCCTAGTAATCATGTCATCAGCACGATTTCCCCCGTTAATTCCTCTATCTCTGGGAGTGCCTGCTACAGCCGATATTGACTGGCCGTCACTGGCGTTTCCGCTGACTATCAGGGTGTGTATCTCTGAGTTGCTGATATCCAGACGTTCGCATCTCCACCTATCAATAATCAAATGACCCACCTCCAGATAGGTCTGATTGAACGTTGGATTTGACGAGCCGATAATCCCACCGACGTAAATGACATTACTTTCGCCACTTGGCAGGGCTGAACCTGTGTACGCCGTGCCTAGCGAGACGTTCTCAATCGTGATGTTGCCCACAGATGTCGAGCCTAAGTCCAATC